ATACGGAGTACGTTTCATAGTATTAACCGTTTTTTGCATAAATCCTTCTACTTCAGCTGGGGCTATACCTGCTACATTAATATAAAAAATACGTTTTTCAGGTGCACGAACAATACGATGAACTAACATCGCATCTTCCATTAAAGTATATTGTTTAAATAATTTACGAGCAGGTTCAATATATGCTCTACCATAAGGTAAAAAATTAGTATCAGATAATAATCTAAAATGAGCTATTTCATAATTATCAAAATATATAGCTCTATCACTAGTAGATCCCGGTGTATTAATATATCCGTAATTTGTAGTTTGTGTAGCTAATCCATCTGGATCGTATTTAAATCTAACTGCTGATGGATTTTCTCTATCATAATATTCTTGTCTTTCAAGATGATAAGCTGTATATGGGATAACATTATATACTCCAAATTTTTCTGCAATTTCTAATTTTAAAAAGAAATCACCGTATTTACACATTTGACGAGTCCAAGACCATAAATTAAATTCAATATTTAATACATCATAAAATAGATTGTATAATATTTTTTGAATATCTTCGTCAGTTGATTGAATATGAAGTACTTCACCTTGTTCGTTTTTTAAAGTACTTTCATCAGCAATAATATCTAAAGCAGATGCTATAATAGCATCAGAATCCATTACGTCATATTCTGAATATAATTGAGTACGTAATGTTTGGTAATTAAAATTTTGTTGATATCCATATAGTGATGTAGGACTTGTAGTATAGATTCTTTTAAATCTATCCATTAATGAATTTGTCTCTACTTCTCCTGATCTTTGAATTGCGTTTATATCAACTACTCTTAGATCATCACCGCCTGTATTTCTAATTATGACGTCAGTTGAAAATAATCGTCTTAATCTGTTAAATATATTAGTATTTGCCATGTTTATAAATATGTTATAGTAACCATTTGATATCTTCTTGTTGACCGCTTATATCCATGTTCCAAGATTCTGCTGATGATCTCATACTGTTTCCAGTATAACCTCCTGCATTAAATGATGTTTTAATATAATTACTTAATATTGATTTAGATAATTCAGCTCCATGTTTATTAAATTTTAACGCTGTGTCTCTAACATACATTGCAATACCCATACTCATAACTAAATCATCATTATATCCAGATTGCGCTTCTGCTCTACCGTTTTTCCAAATAAATACTTTCATCTCTTCTATTAAGCGTTTAGACTGACAAGTAATACTTTTTTCATTTACATACTCTCTAAGTTTATTAATAACCATAGGTCTAGTTTTTAATGAATTAGTAAAGCCGGGTGTTAAATTACTATTATCAGCGTATTTATCAAAATACGTAGAAGCTTCTGATTTATCACTCTTAGGAGAGAAATATAGATTTCTATATCCTCTTTCTTGTATTGTTTGGATTGTTGCCCAACCCATATTACTATTTTCTACTACAAGTAAAGCATCATTATATTCTGATGCTATTCCTACTAATAGATGTCCAAATTCACTAGTACTAAGTTGACCTTTATATTCGCCTACTTGAGTATTATTTTCAATATCAATAATATGAAATGCTGAAAAGTCCTTTCCATCACCACGAGCAACGTCTGCTACAATCATATATGAACGACTATAATCAGCCGTTTCCCATATCCATAAATTTTTATCTACTCCTCTTCTTTCTATAGGTTCCTTCATATATGTTTGTTCATAAAACTCTATATATTCCGGATAAAATACTACATCTCCTGAGGTAGCAAAGTTACAGTCACACTCTTGTGCTGCTAATCTAGGATCTCCTAATAATTCGTCTTGTAATTTTCTCCAACTTTCATCTCGTTCTGGGTGGACGTACCATGGTAATTTAATAGGTAGGAATTTTTTGCCACCCATGTCGTCTGTATCTGATTCTGCTTTTACCCAGGTTTGATGAAACCAGTTACCAGTACCATATGGAGTAGATAATACTATAGCTCCACCACCAGTTGCTAAGGTTTGTTGAGCAGATGCCCAAATTTCAGCTATGTTATCAATAAACGCAGCCTCATCGACTATAAGTAATGATACAGCTTCTGATCGACCAGCATCACCTGCTGCTGAAACGGCTTTAACTTGTGAACCGTTATTTAATTTTAAACTTAATTTATTATTTTCAAACGTAGGTATTTTTAACCATGAAGGTAGATTTTCATACATAAATCGTACCTTAGTTACCATGTTTTTAGCTGTTTCTTGTTTTGTAGCTAAACATAATATATTTTTATCTTTATGAAATAACATTAACCATAAAGAATATCCCGCTGCTAAAGTAGAAATACCTAGCTGACGAGATTTAAGTACAATAGAATATGGATTATCTTTCCAAAGATTTAATACTTTACCCTGAAATGGGAATAAATTAAATATGATTCTTCCTCTTTGAGGATGTTGGATAAAGCAATATTTTTTCATGAAATGCGCAGGATCTGCAGCGCATTTTAAATATTCTTCCCTAATAATTTGTTTTATATCTTGACTCATTTACCTATTTTCCAATACATTTTGACATTAGCTGTCGGTTTTAAGTTATTATCAACTCCCGCGCCTAATCCAAATGCATTGTATTTCTTGTCTTTATACAAGAACTCGTAACCAAGATAATTTAATCCTGCTGTATTTCCACCTAAACCAAAACCTTGATAAAATTGTCTTTTATTTATAAATGTTTCTTTGGTTATAGTAATAGTTGGATATATAACATCATAACTAACGACGCGTGAGGCGATCTTATTTGTTGTTATAGTGTCGTTTATAACTATTTTAACACTATCCGTGCCTACAGTATCGATATAGTTGTATATCGCATAATAATCACGAAGAATAGCATTTGTATCAATCGGGGTAGTAAAAGTATCAATATCTATTTCAATTTTAGTTCTCCATTTAGGAACATAAACTGGTGTAGTAGTTGATATAGTATCCCACTTAATTTCTTTTTTTATTATAACTTCTTCTTCGTTTTTACTACTATCACAAGACCTTTGTAGCAGCAAAGCTGCTACAAGGGCTATGATAATAATATATTCGAATTTTAGTTTCAATTAATTAACTTTAGCTGTTTTTTTAGATTTTGGTCTATATGGCTTTTTATGTTTAGATTTAGGTTTAACCACTACTTCTTCAACAATAGGCATAATGGATTCTTTTACCAATTCAACAGTAGGTTCAATAACTGGTTCAGCAACCGATTCAATAACTGGTTCGACAACTGGTTCATTAATAATAACTGATGGTTTATCTGTTACAAATAATGATTTAATTAAATTATAGATTTTATTAAGCATGTTAGATTATTTTAATCTGTTTTTCCACTTTTTGAATTGTAAAAATTCTTTAATTTCTTGTGCTTCATTAGTTTCTTCAGCACCGCCTAATCCTAACATTTTCATCATTTCTGCTTTTTGTTCAGGACTTAAATTGCTAATAGCTTTTGTAAGTGCATCTGAAGAAGTTTTACCAGCAGTTTTACCTTTACTCTTATATCCTGGTTTTAAAGCTGTTGAGAAGTCTACTGACATATCTTCTAAGCCTTGTCCTTCTAAGTATTTTCTAGTGTTAGGATTGTTGAATGAAGCTATATCAGATTTACCTAATTCTTTAGCTAATTCTTTATAATCTACTTGACCTTCATCTGCTAATTTTTGTAAAATCATCCCCATAGTTGAAGATGGTTTAAATAAACCTTTACTTTTAAAAGTTTCAAGTTTTTTTTCAAATTCTTCAGGATCAGTTACAGAATAAAAAGAAGCCATTTCTGTTAAAGGCTGTTCATTTTCATTTAGAATACTTTTGATTTCGTTTCTAATGATTTTTCTTAAAAGATTTTCTTTAAGGCTGTTCATATTTTTTATAAGTTAATAATTTGCTTATAAATATTACGAGAAAAGTGTTCCCGCGATTTTTTCTATACGTTCCTCATTAGTCCCCGATATTTCTATTAGTTTTTTAGGTGGGTATTCTTTAAGCATCGCTTTAATTACCATATCTATTTTAGTTCTATACTCAGAATCTATAGTTCTTACACCATTGTCTTCAATAGGAACACCTTCAGGTGATACATAAATAATTACATCATAATATGGTATTAACGTAGTTGCAGCTTCTACTAATATTTTTTTCTCATCCCATTTGATAGATTGAGCACTAAATGTAAAAGCACATACGTCATATATTGTACGATCTGTAATTAAATTTTCATGTAATAATTCACTAGCACGTTCAGCCATAAACACAAATTGTCCTCGTACTGTTGAATCTGTATTTAAAGGAATACCTAAATCTTTTAGATATTTACTACGTTCAGTAGCAGTATAATAATTTTTAAATTGTTCTAATTCTTTTAATGAATTTACTAATGTAGTTTTACCGACTGAAACCGTACCACAGAGTCCTATACGCATATTTTATTTATATTATGTTCTTGATTTTGTACCAGGTGATTTATACCAAGGTAAACCTGTTCCTTGTTTTTTACGTTCTTTCCATTCTTTTTTAGAATATTCTATACCATGTATAAAATATCTACCTTTTTTCTCATTACCTTCTGGTATAAGTGCTGGACCTTCCCAGTTATGTAGTTTATTATCCCATGTAATTAAAATAGTACCATCTTGTGTTACTGTTCGTTTAGTAGGCAATAATGTTGTTTTATTTTGCTCTTTTATCATAACTTTTATTTTATCTAAATATAATAATTATTATTATAAAGAACAAACTAAATATTTTCTACGTAAGTTGCAAAGTCTTCTAATACAATTTTATGATATTTTGTACCTGGTTTTTTAGATAATTCAGAAATAGTTTCCATAAGATCAAATTCATCTTCAGTAAGAATATTATTATCTAATACTTTTAATACTTCTTCGGCTATAATTGATTCTTTACCGTTTCCGTAATCATCAGCATCATTTAAATATAATTTAATATATTCGTTTAATTTTTCTTTGGATATTTTCATATATTGTATTTTTTAATCTAATAACAAATTCATGTAATCTTTGTAACTGAGTGTTTAACCATTTTAAACGTTCTCCAAATTTTTTACCTTCTAAAGGTAAAGCTATATTTTCTTCAGGAATATATTTCAATAATGGTTTCATATATTCTCTACCAGTTAAAAATATAAATTGAGTATTTTTAGGATCAATACCTGCTTGAAGCATTTCTTCATGTACTTTTTCTCCCCAAGCGTTTTTTTCAGCAGGTGATGCGTCTTTTAATGTTTTATCATATGGTGCTAATTTTTTATTTAGCGGTACTAAATGGTGTTTAGCAGATAAAATATACATTTTATCAGGTTTAAGTGATTTACCATATTCTAATGTTTTTGTAAACATAGGAGATGCTGAGTATAATTCTTGAGCTGGTGCTAAGTAATTAACTTTAGATTTAGTACAACTTAATAATACTACACGCGGCATTTTGCCTTCTTCTAGATTAGGTTTATTGTCAGAATGAACTAATTTTAAACGTTGTGCTAAATCCTTATTAGGTTTAAATATTCCGTTTAAAATAGCCCATTTTAAATAATCACCTTGATTTAATCTTATTAAATCTCCTATTAATCTTCCTTTGAATTTGCCTACAGGCATTCTATCATTAATTCCTAGTTCTGATATCATGATAATAAATATTAATAAACTTTACTATTAACTAGTAATACTTTTGGGTTGATACCTAATTGAAATGCTATATCCATACGGGTATTACCTGAAAATATTCTTTTAGTTCCATCAGCAAATTTAATCACTATAGGTAAAGTCATAGATGAGTTTGATTTAAAACCATCATATATGGCTTTTAATGATTCTTCATTACGATATTTAGGGTAAGAACGATATGATTTTATTAAACTTAATAATTCTTCATAAGATTCTGTTCTGCTTCTATATCTAATAGTTTTATCTTCTTCAGGAGTAATAGTTACTATTTGTCCTCCTTTACATGCTTGTAAAAATTCTTCTTCACTACCCCAAAACTCATTACCTTTAATTTCATGTTCAATTTTGAATTCTTGTTTAAGTTGTTCAGTAGAAGGCATTTTCCAATTATCAAATTGAAGTACTTCTTTTAATAAACTTATTAATTTTATCATGACAATAAATATTCAGCAACATAGATACCATGCGCTCCTGACACAGTAATTCCTCTTGCTGATAAAGCATCTCCAACAAAATGTATATTTGGGTATTCAGTTAGTGCTAAATTTGTATAATCTACTAATGGTTCTGGCGATAGATATTTTACTTCAGGCATATAAATACCCCAATCATCACCCATTTCAGGAAATACTGTTTGCATATTAGTAATAAAATCCTCAATATATTGAGCATATTCTTCACCTAACGCATTAAATAAAACATCCATAGTATCTACTTGTATAGCTGATACTGTGTTATTTTCTGATGTAATACCTGGTTGACGAGTTTTATTAGGCGAGTAATAAGTACCAGTACCATTAATTTGAAGTTTTTGTACTACATCTCTTGACCATTCAAATGGATTTTCAATACCTTTAATTTCCATTAGAATACCAAAGTTAGTCATATCATTTCTAAATTCTTCACCTTTTTTAGCATGACCA